TCTTTCCATTCGCCATCTTTGATCTTCTGGAAGTGAAGCATAGAGCTGTCACCTCCATTCCAGATGACGCGATGGCGAGTGTCGAACTCAGGCTGGTAGATCAGCATGGTGTTGTGTAGTAGATGCCACGGGATTGTGGCAATAGTTGTGTGGGGCATTCGATGCCCCGGCTCACGCCTGGTCAGATGACCATCACAACGTCGTCGGCCTCCATCATCTCCTGGAAGGACATGATCTGCACGTCATGCGTGCCTTGGATGCCGTCGTTTAACTCCGGCGAGTTAAGCATGTGGTCTTGTTGTGCAGCTTCGATAAGAGCTTCTTCCCATTGGAAAGAAAAGCCATGCTGCACGCCGTCAATCACGATGTAGTACATGGTGTTGTGTTGTGTAGATGCCACGGGATTGTGGCAATAACTGGACCAGGGTTTGCACCTGGTCACCCGCTTAGACGGATCAGTTGGTTGGATAGTTGTTAGCTGCGCACCATGCAAGGTGGATGTCATGTGCTTCTACTGGCCACTCATGGTTGATGCATTGCTTTGCGGTCGCCTTATCCAATTGATGGATGGTGACCTGGGTACCAATGCCCATAAGTGTGGCCGCGGCAATGACAATAGATGCGATGTGTTCGGTCATGGTTGGTATGAAGTAGATGCCACTGAGTGTGGCAATGCTGATGGGAGGACTTGCACCTCCCTGTCCGCTTACGGATCAGCGCCCGCTATAAGTAACGCGGGAGTTGTTGCGTTGGTTGATTGGCGCGTAGTCGCCAGTGATACGACGGTCGTTGTAACGGATGACGTCGCCAGTGATGCGACGATCAAGCTGAGATTCGTGCCACTCTTGTGATGCAGCCTGAGTAGCTGCAGAGAATGCACGTCCGAGGGATGTACGGAAACCCATGGTGTTAGGTAGTGGATGCCACTGGATTGTGGCAATGACCAGAGCCAGGCATTGCACCTGGCTTGGGAGCTATAACTCACCTGGTCTTCTGTAGTTGACGCACGAGCTTGCGCCCTGCGTCTACGGTCATGAGTGTGGAGCGATGCCACTCGCCCCACTCTTGGCCTTTGAGGATAAGCTTGGTGACACGCACCAAGTTCTCCTCCTTGTTCACCTGGAACTGATACACAGCAGTATCTGTAGTCAGGGTGAAGTAAATGATCATGATTGATCTTCTTGATCTGCGACTGACGTGCGCAGAAGTAACGGCTGCGTTTAACGTCCAGCTTGACGAATGACCCTTGGATCTATTGCTCACTCTTCTGTCTTGCTTGTGTTGAAACAGTGACAATTACCTCGAGCTTCTCGATGAACTGTTCTGTATGTCCCACAGTGCCACGTAGCCGAAAAGCATTGCGCGCGAAGGGATCTCAGGGATTCGTACGCTGTCTGAAAGTGTTGCAGCCTGTGGAAAAACCTGTGGAAAACTCGTGCATGCCCCCGCTTCGCTCCAACTTATTCTCTACCCACCCACCGTTCTTTTTTTTCTATGCACATTCGCATTCCCACAGGGGTTGTAAGAACCGTCAGAAAAATATTTTCCCTATTTTGGGTATATAGGGGCCATTTTTACGAAAAGTCGTACACTATCAACAAAAAGTGTAGACGTTGCAAGAAGTTTGCCCAAGTTTTTAGACAAAAAAGCCGGGGAATTTACCCCGGCGTTAATTAAATTTACACATTTTCTAAATAATTAAAAATTAAAAATTTAAAATTACATACCCGCGGGGGAATTTTGGTTTTTAAAGTTGCTTGCCGCCATGAATGCGCTTTTATACTTATCGGAATCAGGTACTTGACGCGCTAATTCCCGCAATGCACCCGAAGAAAATGTTTTGACTGCAATAGGATCTGCGCCTGCGTTCTCTAAGTCCTCCGTTTTACTTGCAATGGCACGCATTGCTACGGCACGTTGCATTCTGTCTACCGGATCCATAGATTTCTTGGTACTTTTGCTTCATATAGTCTACCGTACATTGTTATTTCTTGAATTTTGCACCTTAAAATACAGATATCATAGAAATATCAGACAATAGGACTCACATGGCGGAATATTACGGTGAATCACGTAACGAAGGTCCAAATCTCTTAGGAATGGCGGGGCTTCTTGGCTTAGGTGCCCTCGCTGGCGCTGGTGGCTACTACGCATTACGTAACGCCAGGGGAAAGAATGCGGCGGCAGAGGCATTAACACGTGCTTCTCGCAATGAACGCCCCCGTGGCGTACAAATGACCAACCTTGGCGCACGACGTACCGGTGATTTTGGACTCGTTGACATTCCACCGTCACGTTCTGCCCGTGTTACAGGCAACCGTGGTGTAACTGAGAATCCAAGACCAGTTGCTCCACATGCACCGGAGCAATACTCAAATGTTCCACCGAGTGTACCGCCGACTACACCTACTAATTTTGCCAATCGTCTTACATCTGGTAAAGACTTAGGTTTTGAAGAAGAATACGTACCTTATCGCCCTGATCCTAAAGAGATGGTGTCAAGGAAGGTAGCAGATGCACGGCGTCAAGCAGCAACTAAAAATTTATTGCAAGCAGCAGAAAATCGTAAAGGCACATACCAACTTGAAATCCCTGGTACTCAAGGAACTTTGATGGCATTACGTTCGCCTGTTAATGCTTTAGCAGAAGAAACAGGTGAATTTATTATGCAGGCACCATCTCGCCCATTGTCTGCAACACCTGCACAAGGAAGTTTATTTGCGTCTTCATTGTCAGATCGACCAGCCATTCCAATGGCAACAGTAGATCTCAGTGATTTCCTGGACGATGTTGAAGTTGCGAAACAACTTGAATTAAAAGAAGCGGAACGTTATTCCGCTACACCTGAAGCACAAGCTGAAATGCGTCGTGCAACTCGAAACGTTCAAAATATCGAAGGAGTAGAAAAAGCACGTGCACAAAACATGCTTCTTGATTTTCGTCGTGAACTAGAAAACAGCAATTTACAAGAGCAAGCAGTAGACGCAGTTGAATCTGGTGCTGCACAACAAACAGGTCGTGTGTGGCAACAACTTTCACGTAACGAAGACTTGGATAAAAACCAAATTGCTCAATTGAATGCACAAGCAGATGCAGACTATAAGGCAATGTTGGGATCTAATCCCAGCGAATGGTCTGGTGTTGAAGGTGACGTCGCAATTAATACGGTTGCACAAGCCTTACCTGATGGATTACCTGTTGACCAAGCAGAAGGTTTAACCGTACGGGAGTTGGTAAGACAAGGTAAACCCATATTGGACGTACGGCAAAACCAAGCTGTACGTATTTCACCAAGAGCCCTGGGCCTGGAACAAGCGCAAGATCCTTTAGAGCAAGAGGCTCGCCAATATCTGCGTGCACAAGAAATTGATACCGATTTTGATTACTCTGCAGAAAACAGAAGGCAAGCTGCACAAGTTCAAGATCGTATTCAAAGGGCACAATTACTTCAAAATGAAGCTAACAGGATTCTTGCTGAGCTTTCAGGTAGCCAATCAGATCCTAAACAATTTAATGAAGCTGCTTTTAATAAACAGTATCGAGAAGAGTTAAACGATCAGCTTCAACTTGTTGATAATGCTCGCCAGCGTAATGAACTACTTGGAGCACAACCTGGCATTGAAGGGGAAGATGTACAATCTTTACTCCTTGGCGATGTCCCAGTTGTTGAGACCACAATGCGCGGGAAAGCTTTACGCGGTGGCAAACTTAATAGGGTAGGCGACATTACTTATTTAGATGATGCCAGTATTTATGCTTCTGCTGATACAGGAGTAAAAGCTAGACAGGGTCAAGGCCCTGAATTTCAAGCACGAGCACTTTTGACTAACGAGATTAAACCACTCCTTGGCAGGGCATCTGATGAAGATTTAACTTCGTTGCTGTTAGAAGGACAGCAATCTCCGTTCCGCCAAGAATTAAAAGAACGTGCGGCTAAACGACTAACTACTTATCAGGATCCAAGGCAATTAAATCTACCAGGTAATTTGATGGGTGCTGAACAAGAGGCTATTAGCACATCATTAGATTCTTTTGTTACCCGGCTTGCCTCTCAAACTTTAGTTACAAGGGCTTTAAAAAATCCAAACCCCACTCCTTTGCAAGCCGCTGCTTTAAATCGTGCAAGAGCTTCTGTTGCTGCTTCGGAGCAAGTTCTTCAAGAAGCTCGCAATCAAAGCCAACAACGACCAGTGGTTGCCCCTGGACCAGCCCAAGATTTAGCGCGTTCCATGGAAACGTTAAGGCGTGGAATGATTGTTGATCCTTCTGAGCCTTTACCCGTACTTCCTCCTATTAGCCAACTTAGGGCTGGTTATGTAGATGACAATGAACCAATCTTAGGTCCTGTACTTGGTGCTTCTGATGTATATACAGGAGCAGCCGCAGAAGCAGCAGGTCCTGTCATTTTCACGGGCAAGAGTAAGGCAAATAGCGTTATTCGTGGACCCGGTATTATTGGCTCCGTTGATACTCCGACAGGGCGTTACTTAACGCAAGACAATCCCGATGTCCTTGGCACTGTTTATAACGTTGCGGGCACGCGGGCAAATCGTGACATTTCAGAGCGCGTTGAAGCCAATGCCCAAGCTTTCTTAGCAGACGCTATCACTGGTGGAATGCAGACCAAAGCTATTAGTGATCCTGAATCTTACGTGACACCTAGAGGTTCAGTAACAAGTCAATTAGAGCTCTTCCCTGCTGAAGCCCCACAAGTCTCATCTATTTCTCCCTTGCGTCTTGCGGGAACACTAGGCGCCCCTGGTATCGATCCCAGCAAACGTACGTTGTATGCACAATATCAACCCGGTCGTAGCGTACCTGTACCTTTAAGCCCTTTCATTGGTGAAATGTCTGGTGGTACTGTTGTTGTTCAACCAACAGCCAATGTTACTCCTGGGGTACGACGCGATGTTGGGGCTTCACCCAATACATTGAATGATTTAACTCGTCGTGGGGAAAGAGCACGTTACTTTAACGACTCTTCTCAGGAACCTTTTGTAACTGGATTAGAGCCGGCTCCCATCGGTCCTTTAACACAATCTCCAGGTTTATCTCGCATTGGCGGCATGACTCAACAAACCGTACAAGGTGCAGGCGGTCTTCCTGTTACACAGCTCACTCCCCAAGGACAGAGGATTGCTTATCCACGTATGGATAAATTAGCTCAAGCACGTGGTTTCCGTGGAGAAACTATTACCAATGTTCCGCGCTACGGTATTAATCCTGGAGCAGAAGATTGGCGTGATGATCTAATGCGGAATGCGTATCGCCGTGGTGGTCCAATTCGCACCTACCAAGTTGATCCAAACCAACTTTGATAGACTTCTTAAACACAATTAAGCCATGACTAAAAACAAGAAAGACAAGAACTGGATCGACAAGGCTGAAATTAAAAAAGGTGCGTTCACCAAGAAAGCAGCTAAAAAAGGAATTACCACTGCTCAGCTACAAGAGAACGTACTTGCCAATCCAGAGGATTATGATAAGTCCACCGTCAAGCAAGCAAACTTACGAAAAACTTTAGTATCATTGAAAAAGAAAAAGTACCGCAAAGCTGAGGAAGATTAATGGCACGGGATGCACGTCTTGCTGGACATGGGAGCGACTACTTTTCCAAGAATGAACCCCAGCGTTACATTGACTTTACAAAAGATATCTTTGAGAAAAAGAAAAATTTAAGTTACGCAGATCTCTTTACTATTCCTGCAGATAGTTTTGAGACACCGTTTTCCCCTGGTCGTTTTACCGAAACTGACATCAGGAAAAATATCTCAGCACGAAAGCAGCGATTAAACCCAGGCCTTGGTTTTGTTGAATTTAAACAAGACGAAGAAGGCCGTGTGATTCCCAATGAAGTGTTTGCTGGTATTGGCGGACCCTTTAATCGCCAAAAAGATTACAACTTTAATGACGGTCGGCCTAACACAAGGCAAAGACCTGAGGACCAACCAGATTACAATCCCATGTGGAAAGAGATGTATGCGTTCAGCCCAACCGTAGAAGAACGCAGTGAAAATCCAATGCCACGTATGTCTAATCCTGATCCAAAGGGACGACTCATGGCACAAGCAGAATCAAAAGCCAAGAACGAAGTAGAAGACAACAAATCTGTTGCGCAATTACTTGCGGAAGATAAAGGTGACAAGGGTAAAAAAGAAGATGAGAAAAGCTCTAAAGCCTAGCGCTTTATAATAAAAGAAAAACAATATTCAGATGCCAGCACCAGTAGTAGCCGCCGCTGCAGCCGCAGCAAAACCAGCTCTTTTCGCAGGGCTCATGAGTGTACTCCGCCCTGCTTTAATGAGTGGCGGCCTCAGCACTGGCATTAGCATGATGCTGGGTGAGGATTTACCCACAGCTTTACTATATGGTGCTGCAGATACTTTAGGTTCTACCGCGGCAGTTGGCGGACTACGTGCGGTAAGACCAGGAAGAAATGTAGAAATAAAAGATGTAAAGACTGGCAAAATAACAAATGAATATCAGCCAAGTAGATTAGAAAACCCTGTCAATGTTATTGCTGCCCTTGGAACGGGCAACTTAGTTAGTGCTGCCCTTGGAAGACCATCTTTATTTGGCCCTGGTCGAGAAACACCACAACAGCATCAAAGCCAATCATTGCAAGAAACAGATCTTAGCAATATTAATTTAGATCAATTAACTGAGCCAGAGTTAGCGCAGTTATCTGACGAACAAATCCTTACTATTATTCAACAAAACAATCAACGTGACCAAGTTAACAGGAAGCAATTCTTAGATAGTTACATGGATAAGCTTGCCCCTGGAACAATGTTCCAAACTGCCGGACTACCTAGCAGGCAGTCGATGAACGATGAGTTTATGCGAACTGAAATGAACACCGACTTTGGTGCAATCCAAAAAATGATGGGAGCAATTGCCGGTGTCTAATCCAAATCGGTTTCAACGTTTACTATCTAATACTTCGCAAGCATTAAAAGAAGGTGCAAAGAAAAGTGAACGTGCTACACGTATTGCAGATGAAGTTTATCCAAGTGTTTTAAATGTCGCTGGTAAATACCACGACGCATTACGTGCACAAGGAGTCAGCTTAAAAGAAACGCCAATCCAGGCTATTGGTGCTTTTGGTACGCGTTTAGTGACCGACTTAACCAACGACGGCACAAGGGGTGTGTATTGGCGTTACAACCACCCATTGGCAATATTGGATACTGGCATTGAAAACACAATGAAATATGTTGCGGGTAAGGATGCTTACAAAGATTTAGGCAAAACACGAACAGGGCTAATGGCTGCAAGTGTGGCAATTCCGACCACGATCATGAGTGGTGCATTCAATGTTTTGAATCCAGGAGAAGCTTTCCGTGCCACTGGATACGCGCAAACATATTCTCCTGAAGGTACAGATGATCGCAGACAAACAGAACAACCAGTCCAAGAATTATTCGATCGTTTCTTCCTTGGTCGTCAAGGAGCACCATTAAAGTATGAAACTGCAAAAGCAGAGATTCCAAGTTTAACGCCAGAGCGTTATGCCAATTTCATGCAAAATTATTACCAAGATCGTGGCTTCTTGGGACTCTTAAAAGTAACTCCTGAAAACTTGGAAGGAATTCCAGAAGCTCGTATGCTTGGCTATCCAGTTAACATTGCAACTGCAACAACTGCGATTGGCGGACTAGCTGGATTAGCTGCAGGTATTCGCAATACACCATCTAAACAAGTACCTGGCAGAGGCTATCGTCAACATACTACAGAAACAGTACGGACTGGTTTAACACGGCGTGGTTTAATTGGTGGGGCAGCAGGTGCACTTGCTGGTGCTGCAGTAGGCGCAACAGTTAACGCAGCTATTGCACAAGCTAATCGCCCTAAACTACCAACAGTTGCTGAATATTCAGAAGAAATGCAATGATAGAATTAGCAAATAACAGATAGCAGTAAACATGGCAGTCGTAACGGGAAATGTCACTGATGAGGATTATAGTACTCGCCGTGGCCAAGGTGCACGTAGGGGCGGTAGGGTAAATGAACAAGATTTTCTTAGTACGTTTGTTGAAGGTCCCGCACGACAAGTAAGAGGGGCTTACGATGCACTTATCCGTGGTCTTTCAACACCTTCTGCTGCCACTGCCGCGGTTGCTGCTACTCCTGTTGTTGGTGCAGCAGGACAAGTAAGTGTGATCCTGGATAAAAATGGGAATCCTATTGTACTCAATCCTTCTTCAACTCCTAGCCAAGTAGTTAATACGGCTACAGGCGTAACTCCTTCGCCATCAGCTACACCACCTAGCAGTGACGGCGGTGGCACTCCACCCCCTACTACTGGCGGCGGTACTCCACCGGCTGATGACACACCAAACCCTAATCAACGCGGTGGTCTTTTAGCAAGCACCAGCGATTTACTTGGCGGTGCTTTAAAAGAACGAAATCTTGGACGACTTGGTTACTTAGCACCTGCTGTTGCCGCTTTCCAGGATTACACCGAAGGCGGTAACCCATATGCTGTCGGCGGTGGTGCCGCTGCAGGTTTAGGTGTTACTGCATTAACACGTGCGGCGGGTCGTTCTGTTCGCGGTGGTAAAGGTGCAGTTCTGCAAATGGTTGCACCACTCCTTGGCTTAGGAACACAACAGTTAACAACTGCAGCCATCCAAAAGGATCGTCAACGAAAAACCGGTGAAGGAGATCCTAACGCCTTCTCTACACAGTTAGGTCGCTTAGAGCAACTGCGTAAGATTGGTAACGAAGGCCAAATCCAAATGATGAATGCAGAACGTGCAGGAGTCAAGGATATCTTAGGTTTTAGTTACGATAAAGAACGAGAGTTTGCGCAATCAATGGCGCCACTGATTGAACAACAGCGCAATAACGATGTTGTGCGTCAGCAGCAAATCATGAATGCCATGGGTCAAAACTTTGCAATGCTTGGTAGCATGGCAACAACGGGTAAATTAGCTCTTGGAGCACAAACCCAAGCAGGTCAGAATCTCCGTGAAATGATGACTGCTGCACCCTACGCTAACTCAGTTCTTCAAGCTCCCAACATTACTTTCTAATAGGTACTGATTATGTTAGGCGCACTTAGTGGGTTATTTGGAGGAGGGGGCCAAGCTGGGTTCATGAGCCAACCTTATGGCGATTGGCGCACTGCTTCAGGAGAAGGCAGCGGGAATCCAAATCTTGCTGGTAGGTATTCAGACATTGTTAAAGAGTACCAAGATTTGTACGGAACCAATGCTCCAATTGATCCAAAAGATCCAATGTCTGTAGCAATGAATCTGATTAAAAACCAACAAATGCAGACATCGCTTTCTAACGATCCTCGCATTGTTGGTATGCAAGCACAAGCTTATGTTGATCCAATGAATCAACTAGCGGACAAAGCATCTGAGCGTGCAATGAAGGGTCACATTTTTGCCATGCAGCAAAAGTTGCCGGAGCTTTATGCTGAAGCGATGGCACGTAAGTTTGACTTCATCAATCCTGTGATTCAAGAAATGCGAGCCAATAGAACCAAACGGTTCCAAGATTCCGGCGGCAGTATACTTAAATTTGACGTCTGAGGAAAATACAAATGGCCAATTCTTTTAGATTGCCAAATCAAGCTGATTATTTTAACGCACCGTTAGGAACGTACGATATTACGGGTACGCAAAGTTTTGATTTTAACCAGCCTTTTCAAGCCGGCAACATTTCTGGATTGCCTTCAGGTGGTGGAGTAACTGCTGATTATAGCGGCGGTGCAGCAGCAAATGCTTTGGGAGGCGGTGGTTTATCTTGGGGCGCTGTACAAGGCCTTGGTAACTTGGCCAATATGGGTATCCAAGCGTTTGGCAATCAGCAAGGAACTAAAGCGGGTCAAGACTATCTTGACTTCCTGGCAGACATGCGGGATGCCAACTTTGGTTCCGATTTAATTGAACGTAATATAGGCATTGCTGATTCGTTTAGAATTCCTGATGTAATCGCAGGGCAGCGTGTGGATAATCCAAGGTATAGGCAAGAAATGAAAATGATGAATGTACCGAAATTAGCCGGCAGGCTTAGCGGCTTCTTGAATACTTAAACATAAACACCTTAAAATAGTGAGAAAGAGAGCGTAGTTATTATGTCAGGCTTTAACCTTGCGGGAGCTGGTAGCGGTATTATGCAAGGTGCCTCGTCAGGCATGGCGATCGGTGGTCCCTGGGGCGCAGCAGCAGGCGCTTTATTTGGTGGCCTTACAGGCGGTTTTGGTGGCGGTGGCGATGCTCTTGAATATGGTTTAACTCCAAGGGAAAAAGAACTCCAGCAATATGCGTTTGATCAAGTAAAAGCTTCTCCTCTTGAAAAACGTAAAACTATTAATAAAGCTAAACAATATTTAGCAGATGGTGATCGAGGATCGTTTGAATCATATCTTGAAGGACTTGCAGGCCGCTACACCAACCCTGAGTTTATTGACAAACGCTTAGCCAAAAGTTACAGAAAACCTATTGACTATTACGGTGATAGCTACCAAGCTACCGCAAAAGGTTTATTTGACACACAAGGCATTGGGTTTACACCTGAAGAGTACGACAGTTTTGTAGATCAAGCTAAAGCACAAAAAGTAAGAAGTGCCGCAGCATTTGGTGATCTACTAAAATCTAATATGATTGCCAGTGGTAAAGTAATGTCACCGAACCAACAGATGCTTGCTGATATCTTTGGTACACCAGAGAGAGACGCCTCTGGTAGACTAACAGGTAGATATGGTACACCCGTTTTAAACGCGTAGGTAATAACTAATGGCACAGCAAAAATCAACAAAAATTGAAATTGGCGGTCAAAAGTTTGACGTTGGCAATAAAGTAGGCTATGGTGAATTTGAAAAAATTTCAGCAGCAACTGGTAGACCGCTTTCCGATCTAAAAGAAACAATACTAAACAAAGGAGGTTCTTTAAACACCAGTGGGAAAAATTACTACAATCAAAATGTAAACACTGTCAACCAAACTGGGTCTGGCAGTGGATCCGGAACAGAAGCAACAGGTATTCAAGTTACCAATGCAGAATTCCCTTGGGATAAATATGCCAATCTACAAATAGAACTTGGCGGAATTCAAGCAGGTGCTGCTACTGAAAGTGAAAGAATTCGAGGATTATCTAATCAAGAGATCGCAAAGATCAATGCCGCTGCATCTAACTACGGCTATGACCGTCAGCTTGAAGGAACTAAGTACGCTACGGATTCCGAAGAGCGTTGGCGGCAAGCTGTTGCCACAATCGAGGGCGACAAAAAAGCGTCCCTCCAAAACATCATTAACGCCGGCTTAAAAGACGTAGCAGAGATTGAAGGTAGCTACTCGCTTAAAAACGTAGAAGCCAAAGGTGTGTGGGACTTCAAAACAATGGGGCTTAAGACAGAAGCAGACAAAGATATCGCCAGGATGGATGCAAATCAAAAAATGTACAACCTCCTTGGCATTGCTTTTGGTTAAGTCTGTTTATAATACTTACATACCCAATTTTTTTAGGGAGACAGATTATGCCTAATCCAGATGGCACCATGACAGATGCTGAAAAATTAGCCGCGTATAATGCAGGCGTTGGTTCTTCCGGCACTGATAAGGCAACTAATTTTGATCTAAACAATTTCGAGGCACTTCTTAGTCGCCTTGAAGGATCGAAAGGTCGTCAGCAACGTCAAAAGTCTGTTGAAGGTCGTCGTGACATCTTCCAGCAAGGTCTTGCCAGCATGATGTCCAACTTCTGATTTAAGAAAACCATAAGCCATGACAACGTTGCCTCCCGGCCAAGTCAATAAAACAACCGAGGACGACCCGTTTGATATTGACAAATATCGACAGGCCGCTGAAGTGGCTTATAGTTTCTCCAAGAAAAAATTAGAAGATGCTGGAACCCAAGAACGCGAAACCATCGGCAAAGGTGCGTCTGAACAACGCACTTCCGCAGAGCAAGGCCAGCAATTCAAAGATACAGAAGAAGCCAGAGACTACAACCAGGCGCAACGAGGCTATCGATATTGAGTTGTTTGACCAATGGGTCGACAACTTAACGTCTTCAGATCAGGATGCGTTTTGTAGTTTTGCCGAGGAAACTTTCTCGGTGATTGAATGCTACCTCTATGCCAGATTCCTTGGCTATGGAGGTAGTATTTCTGCGTGTGATTTATGGGTTAAATCCCATTACAAAAAACCTGATCATCGCAAGAAACTCCTCTATGAAATTGAGGAGATGCAGGAAGACATTCGTAAGTTACGAGAAGACGTTGATAACGGCGTTGTCAAACGTGATGCTGGCGTGGCACGTATCGCTGGTATGCAAAAAGAATTACGTGGCACCATTGCACAGATCGAACTATTCACATCTAGCCGTGATCGCAAAGGATTGCTAATGGCTGGTGCAGATCGTGCCCTACGTGAATTACAAATTATCTTCAAGGATGACCCAATTGAAATTCCCTTGGAAGAAGCGTCCATGAGTATTTGGGCCAAAATGCAATACGAAGACAGTTAAGTTAAAATACACATATGATGAATTCACCACAACCAACTACCAACCAAGGGAACGACGCAATGCTTGCTGGTAGCCTTGGTGCCGCTGTACAAAGGTTGCAAGAAAATCGTAATCGTTTTGGTGGACGTCGTGAATTACAAGGAGCACCCATTGGTGGCGAAGCTAAAAGTCCTGCAGCCGAAGGCGCAAGAGTATTGAGCGCTGTTGCAGAAACACGTAATGAACAGAATGGAAACCAACCGCCAGCAACTTCCCCAAATCCTGGCGCACTTAAAGGAACGGGAAGCCCGCAACCAGGACAACAGTCCAATGTCGGACAAAGACAAGCACCAAGCAGCTTTGGAAAAGGCACGCCAGTACCAGGTACAGAAGAGGAAAAACAAAAACGTCAACGAATGAAGTAGTATTCAGTTATTAGCTGATTACTTATCGTGCCTGCATATCAACATCTTGCATATCGACGTAACGCGCAAGCTGCTGCACGTAGGCAACAAATTCGTGTACCACGTAATCTTGAGTCTTTAAAAAAAGCAAGAGAAGACTTTGGGTATTTTTGTGATTATGTTGCGGACAAACCTCCGGCTCAACATCACAAAGAATGGCATCGTCACTTTGTTACAGGCGAAGATAGTGCGTGTCTTTTAAAAATTGCAGGACCAAATGTTGATCTTCTGGCACCACGTGGATCTGCTAAGTCCACAATCTTAGGTTTGTTTACAGCATGGGCTATTGGTCTTCACACACAAGCCAAGAAGCCACTGCAGATTCTTTATCTTTCTTACACAGTTGACATCGCACGATCTAAGTCAGCAACCATTAAACGCATCATTGAAAGCAAGCGATATCAAGAAGTATTCCCAACCGTACGCCTTCTCAAGAACGTAACCAGTAATGAGTACTGGTCTATTGATCACAAGTTCGCTGGCATTGATACCACGGGTGAAGAACAATTTACACTCTGTGCCGCAGGTCTCAAAGGCTCGGTGACCTCCAAGCGTTCACATCTGGTGATCATTGATGACGCTATCAAATCAGCCGCAGACATCTCCAACCCTGACATTCGTAAACAGATGCAGGACAACTGGAATGCTGTGATTGCACCAACGATGTTTGAAGGAGCCAGGGCTATATGCCTTGGTACTCGCTTCAGACATGATGACATTCATGCAACGACATTTAACACGCAAAACAATTGGCTTCAGATTGTGTTATCTGCCATCCTTACTGATCCCAAGACGGGAGAAGAAGTATCGTATTGGCCAGATATGTGGTCACTTGATTACCTAAAAGAGAAGAAACGACAAGCACCAATTGCGTTTTCTTTTCAGTACATGAATCAAGTCGTCAGGCAGAATGAATTATCTCTGGCACCAGAACTGATTGTTAAAGCGGAGATTGCAACTGAATTTGATTGTCTTGCGGTAGGCGTTGACTTATCGGCGGGCACCAAGGAGAAGAATGACTACACTGTCATGGTATTGGGTGGTCGCATTGGAGATCGCATTCATGTCATCGACTATCGTCGATTACGTGTCATGGGAAACCTTGAGAAACTTGATGCGCTTAAAGAGCTTCTCAACGACTGGAACATCCTTGGGCAAGATGAGAATGGCAATTACTACCCAACATATTCAACGTGCGACATTTATTCAGAAGCAGTGCAGTACCAGGCTTCCTTGGAGGCTGACTTTAAACGCGTATGTCTAACCAATGAGAGCCTTTACAACTTGAATTGGCATCCCGTCAAAGGATTCCGCGCTGATAAGTTGGCACGTTTTCGTGGGTGCATGGGTTTATTTGAAGATCGCAAACTAATCTTCAATCGCTACCGCAACTTTACCGCGATGTTTGAAGAGCTGACTAATTTTGGTGTGAGCAGTCATGATGACTGCGTTGATGCTTTGGTCTGGATGATTAACGGATTAATGCGCAAAGGAAAACTACACGTCGATTATTAAACCTTAGAATTAGAAAAAAGCGAATTTGGTCGTGGGGCCTGAATATATTGCTATCGGTTTAACGGCCGTTGTATCCGCTATTACCGGTGGCAGTTGGGTTGCAGGTAAAATTCTTGGAAGACAAAACGACCAGATCCAGCAAGCTTTTAATTACATCGGTTCGCAGAAACGAAGGATTGACGTTTTGGAAGACGACTTAAAACGCATGCCTTTAGAGTACGTTCTTAAGGTAGACTTCCTAAGAGAAATCCAGCAAATGCACGACAACTTCAATCAAATCAACAATAAGCTTGATAAGCTAATGGAGAAATTGCTTGAATCAAAATGAGTTACATTCTCGAAGTCCAAGAGGATGAGAACGGAGATCAGTACATTACGTTTCCCGACGAAGTAGTCGAAGAGCTTGGCTGGCAAGAAGGCGACGTACTTAATTGGGATGTACGTGGCACCGGCATTATCATCACCAAAGTTAATGATGCCGCTGGCTACGAAGTTATAGAAGAGTAGAATAGTCCCATAGCGGAAGTATTTAGAGTGCAGAACTATTTCACGCAGCCCGGTGGCTTTTACGGCACAGGTTTAGGTAATTCAGGAGCAATGGCCGCAAGTCCGTTTGATCCTCGTTTTCAAATTCCGGGTGCAAAGAATAAAGACAAGCCTATTCTTCCCGGTGAGAATCGCAAGAACATTGATGATGTCTATGGCCCAGGGCAACCGCAGCCAATGCCAGGAGCCCCAGGATTCCCTCAGCTTCCAATGGCAGGTAGTCCGTTTGGTTCCAGCAATCTTTACGGCGCTATGGCGCAGATGGGTGGACGCTATGACCCAAGTGCCCCAGGGAATGGTGCGGCGATGAGCTATCTACCCAACGGTGCAAACGCAGCAAACGCAACGTTTTATCGCGGCACTTTACCCGCAGGTTTTTCGAATATGACGGTTTCTTAAAACCTGCTAGTATTACTCAATAACCAAAGCAAATAATGGCGGACGCTAAAGCCAGACTTCAAGAAATTGTCAACGCTTATCTTGATCGAGATAGTGGCGTTGTTGTAGACACAGGCATTGTTGCGTCCCATATTGCACAGATGAAACTCTTTGGTATTCGCCAAGGAGTTGAATTTTTCCCATCCCAAGATAACTTTGGTTCACAGCGTAAAGACTTCCTTGATCGCGTTTGTAAGTACAATAAACTTGACACGAGACTTGATTCGATCTGGGAGTATTTTATCTGTGATGGCCAAGGACTTTTTTACATCCGTCCTACTAAAAACAATTACCGTCTGTATTACTTCCGTAAGCACGAGTATCGTTCCTATTACAACGTTGATGGCGAACTGGATGAAGTTGTAATCATCTACAGCTATAAAGTCCGCAAGGCCATGAATGGCTTTGGTGACATCCAGATGAAGAGCCTTACAAATACTCCAGGCGTTAACAACGCTTATAGTCCTGGAGCAAAGAGATACATTCGTTTGTCAATCAAAGCAGATTCAATTGAAGAGACTCATTCTGAATCTGAACTCAACTTTGACATGCCTACGTACACCTTGACGGGTGATACTAAGAAGTTCCCAAACACACTCAACTTCATTCCATGTGTTGAAATCACCAACAATCCTCAGGGCTTCTCCGCAGAAGGGCATGGTGACTTTGACGCACTAGCCAATGCCATTTGTACGCACGATGAATTGATGCGTACGATGCGTAAGAACATCACGTTCTTTGGCAACCCAACACTGTTGTCATCACGTCCCAAAACCGACCTCATGGAGTCCGGTGGTGACATGGCAATCCAGCGTCCTTCGATTGCCGCTAACTCAGGGTTTGCTAGCCAATCCCCCATGAGTGCATCCATGTTCAAGGCTGATCCCGTCAGTCGTGGTATGGAAGCTCAGATCAGAGTGCCACGCGTTATTGCGAACCTGGAACCAAACGATCGTGTTGGTTACATTGTTCCCGACGCAATCACGGGAGACCAAAACGCATTTGGTCGACAGTATCGAGAAGAAATTCGTACGGCACTTGGTGGTGTTGATGAGCTTTCTATTTCCGCAGGCGTTACCGCTACTGAATACAAATCACTGTTTGGTCGTGTTGCGGCAACAACCAAGAAGAAAGCAAACGCAATTTATGAGCATGGTATTTGTCGGTGCTTTGAATTAATCATCTACCAAGAAGAACAAATCTTTAAAGCAACGCTAGCTCAAGCTGCAAAACTTGAGAAGCCAGTTGCACTTGAACCTGGAGCACCTCCTGAACAACAAGAGATGTACAAGCAAGCCATGCAAATGTACGAGCAAAAGCTCAAGCAAATCATGATGGCGTGCATCGAAACACAGATGATTCCGCCTAATGTGGTGGGGTTAATTCCAGACGGAGACATAACAGTTCTGTGGCGCTGGCTAGGCCCTGTTTATGAGGACTCGACGCAAGATATTCTTAACAACTCAATTGTTGTAAGAAACCTTCAAGAGTTAGGGGTTGATAGCATTGAAGCACTGAAATATCTTTTCCCATCTAAAACAGATGAGGAAAGAGCGGAAATGCTATCCGGCTTTCCGTTCAGGATGGTGAACGAATTGCAGGGTGCATACGCTGCATTTTCTAAACTAGTGGGGGGCATGATGCAGACTCCTCACCCGCAAGCACCGGATCTTCCGATGGCTGCGGATCCAAGATTGGATTTAACGCCATATCTGTATCGAACTTTAGAAGCTTTACAAAAGGAGATGAGCTATGCAGGACGCTACCGTCCAATCGATCCCACAGACGAGCCAAGTTCCGGCAGCGGTGGCTCCAAGCAGCTACGTGGTGCCGAGCTACCAAGCAGCACCGACAGCTCCAGTGGGACAACCAGTGCCGTATCAGGTGGGTACGAGCTACCCCCAAGCAGTACCACAGGCGGCCCCCAATTACCAATCAAACCCGTCTCAGTACGCCCCCCAATCCCCATCGGAGATGACGGGCAATCCATGGGAATCGGCATTCAACAAGGTGGTGGGCCTTCTGAGCAGCCCAGTTCAATCCCCGTTCCAGGGTCAACCGTCAGCACCGACGACCTACAGTCCGGCCAATTACGGACAAACGAACGGCCAAAGTACGTATCAATCGGCTCCGCAGACCTGGCAAGCCAACCAGACATACTCGCCCAATTATTCCCAAACTTCTTCGATTCCCTCGTCTCCGGCCGTAAGTCAGG